TAGGTGTAAACTTGCATTATTAAGCGCCCGAACAGCATAAGCAACCTCGCTGGAGCCCTGAAGGACCGAGTTGGTCTGTGCTTCTACCCAGTTCGCATGGATCAACATGCCATCTCTCCTAACAAGTCTGTGACTTCGTGCCACTCAATCGTCGCCAGCCACGCCTCGCAGTCCTTGATCCCGTACGAGATTACCAGTCGCTTCCCGTCTGGGTGCCACGCGAGACCCGCGGCGAACTCGATCTGCTTGTCGTGCAGTACAAACGCTTTACTGACCTTCATCTGCGAGGTCGTAGTATTCATAAAGACAAACCGGTGCTGATAATACCGCTTCCCGTCTCCCGGGCGCGTCCTGGACTCATGAACAAGGGCAAGCCACCCGGTCATAAACGGAATTAGCTGCGAGCCGCCGCTAAGCCGGTCTACGTTATATGGCACGGGAAGAGGTGCCAGAGTAAGGTCGTTAGGGTCAAGAGTTGTCCCAAGTTTGTATACAAATTTCAGCAGATTGCCCGGCATAACCCAGGGCATCCAGTTCTTTTCGTGCAAGCGGTTTGGAAGGACCATTGGCTTCCAGTCAGTCAAGGCCATGTCGCCACCAATGCGGGCCAGGGTCTGCTCACACATGCCCTGTGCATTGCGCTCACGCACGGTGGCGGAAACCCAGAAGTCACCCTTCCACCAGAACAGCCGTTCGTCCTCGAACCCGACCACCAGATTGTAAGCGGGCGTGGGGAAATCCTTTGGCGAGAAAACTTCCGTTGTAGATTTTACCGTGAGGTCGGGATTTAGTGCCGCCAAGAAATTACGGGTGTGGATCGGATTGGTGCCATTCGCTTCACCGTTTGTACCTTTTATAAGGTAGCGGCCAGCCTCGTCAATCGTGTAGTTAACGCCCCGGACAATCGCCCATAAGGACCCGTCTGGCTTATTAGCAACAGACGGGTTCATGAACGTGTACCCGTCCACAGGGGGCGGCGCTAGCCGACTTGGCGCGAACGAAGGGCATAGTTCCTTCAGCGGTTGGATATAAAAGAAGAGGTTGTTGCGTGCGAGTTCGCGGGACCACTCGGTGCAGCGCGGGTCTATCGCCAGATTGCTGCAAACGGAATATCCGTGTGCGCGATGCTGGGGGAGATAGAAGGCACAGATGGAATACTCTTCCCGTAGACCCGTCTGATAGACGTGATCCGTCACAAAAAGAACGTCTTTCGTAGGCGGTACCTTTATACCCGCCTCGGAATAAAGCAGGCTAACCGCGTTCATTTCATGCTCGCGGTAGTATTTGGCGAGGTCATAGAGGGTTTCGGCGCGGCTCGGGCGCATGTTATACGCAACTTGCAATTCGCGTATAAACCCGTCCGTGTCCTTTAAGGCATTGAGGCAGTGGGCATAATTCAACTGGGCGTTCCAGGTCTCTTCTTCCCAGCCGCCCATGGTGACCCGCTTTTTATAGGCCGCGGCGGACTCTTTATACCGGCCCGCGTCGCGGTACGACTGGGCGAGATAAAACTGATACCGCTCGTTCTTTGGCTCTTTTTTCAGCCCCGCCAAGAGAAGAAGAATGTCCCGGGCGAATTTGTTGGGCCGGTTGGCCCCATCGGCATGGTCAATGAAGGACACACCGAGAAGCTGCTCCGCGCCCGGCGCATCCAAAAATTCGTGGGTTACGCCGTGATAGAGACCCTTTTGATCGCGTCGCAGTAGCCGGGTATTGAAGTAGGATGTGCCACCGGCCTTCTGGATTATGTTGTATGCGGGGGCAGTGAGGTTATCTCGAAAAGTAGGACTATCTACCTGAAACTCCATATCAAAATCAGCCAGCATAATATACTCATAAGGATAAGGGCTAGCCCGCGCAGCACGGAGTCCCGCGTTACGGGCTTGCTCGAAGTTAACGAAGGAGGCTTTCGTGACTTCTCCTGGTATTGATTTTGAGGCGAAGAACCCTTCAATCTTTTGTATGGTGTCATCGGTGCTTCCTGTATCCACGATAGCAAAGCAGTCAAGATAAGGGGCCACACTATTAAGAAAGCGTAACACCTTATCACTTTCGTTTTTGCAAATAGCGTTCAGGCAAATGCGAGCGGTCATGCGCGATCAGATAGCACACGAAAATAGGGTTGTCAACCGTTGCTGATGGCCAGTGGACCAGTCATGCCTAGAGCTGTCGGACCACTCGGCCCTAGCAAGAGGACAATCCCAGTTGTGCCGCCTATCCCAATGGGATAGAATGTCCCGGTGGACCCAGTGGGGCCGGGTGCGCCTGATGGACCCGAAGGACCGTTCAGGAAATACGTGGTGTAGACGGTTTCGCCCTGGTTATAGACAGCACCGGCAAGATGCGGGTTGCCTACAGGCGCATAAAATACAGACCCAGTTGGACCAAGCGGCCCAGTTGCGCCCGCGCCGCCTTGTGGCCCAGTTGTACCAGTTACCCCAGTTGGGCCCGTGATACCTGCTGGGCCAGTAGGGCCGGGCTTAACTACCGCGACACCACCAGTTATCCCAGTTGGGCCAGTGACACCACCAGCGCCAATAAACGTAGGACCTTGCGGGCCCATAGGGCCATATTGTGAACCGGGAATGCCTGGAACAACAGGGCCAGTTGGGCCGATGGAAGTCGGGCCTGTAGGCCCAGCGGGACCAATAACACCTGTCAAGCCTGGATCACCAAGTATGCCAGTGTGGCCAACAAGAACAGCATTCGGAGGACCCGTCACGGAACCACCAGTTGGACCAGTCGGGCCAGTAACGCCGCCAACTAGCTTAACGGGGCCACTAGGCCCTTGCAGGCCAACAGGACCACCAATATTACCCGCGTTAACCAGGTCTACAACCTGTTTAAGGATTGCGCCTTCCCGATTATCGTCGTATGTATCTTTCCCGACAGGACCGGGAGCGGGCGCGATAGGAGCCGTTGGCAGAGCCATGGGAAGTCCCTCTAGTTATCAGGTGCCTGGACCTGCCGAAACGGTAAGAACGCCGGCGTTACTCCACACCTGCCCGGTCACGCCGGGGCTGGCAGTCGGAGGAACGAAGAGATAGGCGGGGCCGGACCCGGTTGGTCCAGTTACACCAACAGTTCCAGTAGGACCTTGCCCTTGCGCGCCGGTCGGGCCTGTTGCCCCTTGCGGCCCAGTAGCGCCGGTCGGGCCAGTTGGAGCGGTCGGGCCAGCAGGGCCAGCAGGGCCAGTAGTGCCCCCAGTTGGACCTTGTGGGCCAGTGAACCCAGGACTTGGACCAGTTGGCCCAGTTATACCTGTGGGGCCTGTGGGGCCCGTAACAGTCACACCGGTTGGCCCTTGTGGGCCAGTTGCACCAGTTGCGCCAGTTGTACCCTGACCACCTGGAGAGCCTTGCGCGCCGAGCGCGGGACCAGTCGGACCAGTCGGGCCAGTTACACCAGCAGGACCAACGGGGCCAGTAGTGCCACCAGTTGGGCCGGTCGGGCCCTGAGTGCCGGTCGGGCCACCACCTTGGCCGGCATTAATCGCGGTTACGACCTGATCCAGCACGTTGCCGAGCGTATTTCGGTCGTAGTCTTTACTTGCGAGAATAGCCATGGTCAACGTCCCTTCGTCGGATAAATCTGATTAGTGATACCGTACATTCCTTACTCATTTCTTAACCGACCCCGCCACTGACCGGTTTTGCCCCTGGTCCTGGCATATTCCCAGTCACGGCAGTCTGCGGGCCCATAGAATTATCTAGGGGGCTAGGCTGAGAACCCTGGCCCTGAGCAGCATCTTGGGCAGTTGGGCCGGCCTCCGGCAACGTGCCAATATGGGTAGGTATACCTTCCGGCATACGGCCAGCTTGGGCCAATAGACCGGCAGTAAGCTCGGTAGAGATACGCTGGACGCCGGCTTCGACGCCCTTCTGTACACCCTCGTCCACCTTCTGCTGGAGCGCCTGGATATTACCCGAAGTCTTATCCTTCGCATCCTGGGCGACCATTTTGTCAATTTCGTCTTCGGGCGGCACGATATCCTCGCCGTCCATACCGATTGTGGTGGAGACGTTGCGGAGCAGGGCGGCGCGGCCCTTGATCCCGATGATCTTCTGATCGACCGGGTTGATCGTGGCTTGCAGGAACTCGATCTGGCGCTGGCGCAGGGTCTCACGTTGGATTGCCACGTTCACGCCCTGGACACTGACCTTTTCCTCACCCGTCAATAACCCTGTAGTATCAGTGAGAAGTATCATGTCGAACAGCTGGAGCAACGACTCTTCCAGCACATCATTGTCAACATTGGCGCTGACGGTCTGCAATATCTTGGAGGCATTGCCCATAAGCATGGCTAGCCCCGATGCCGTGCGGCCTGCCCCGCCACCAGATTGCCCACCGACATATTTCGGTATGGCTGATACATCGTCCGCAATATCCACAAACTTCTGGAAGACCTCGATCAGCGCCTGGGCGTTCGAGGTCGGCATGAAGAACTTCACCGGGTCGCCCACGTTGCTCCCCAGGGGGTTGTCTATCGTGTGCCAGCGCTTCCATGGGTACATGTCCTCCCCGTTCTCTTCCGGCGACAGCCGGCTATCGTTAATGACCACCTGCGGGCCCGAGGCGATGGAGACGTTGTTAACCAAGCTGCGAAGTGATGCATTGGCCACTTCCTGAAGATCGGCCAGAAGATCGGTCAAACTGTTGCCAACTGGGGTGCCCGGGACCTTTTCAAAGGAGGTCATGAAGTAGGGGTGCCGCTGGCGTGGGCTGGGGCTCATTTGGGCCTTGATTACATGGCTCCCGATGACCCAGGCGTTAATATGATAGTCCCGTAGCTCGTCCGGTACCGCCAGGCCATACTCCTGCAAAACGCGGCCCTGGACATTACCATTGAACTCCATCATAGAAATCATGCCCGACCGGTTCCACATCGGGTTTTCGCGGCTTTCTAGGACCGCGCGCTCGGCGTCCGTGGTGTCCCAGTTGTCATATAGGCCTCCGCGGCCATACTCGTCCAAAACTGCCCTAATTTCGTCAGTATTGTAGCCAGGAAGGTCGAGCAGATCGTTAATCTCGGCGCGGGTGATCCGAAGCTTTTCGATGACGTTAGCATTCGCAATGTCTGCAACGCCGGGGGTCCACCACAGATCGAAGGGGGATACCCGGTTCCACGTAAGTAACGGAACTTGCTGGACATTTGGCGCTCCCCCACCTTCCGGCCATACCACCTTTGGCATGATCTTAACCACGGGACCCTTAATACAGGCGAACGGGAATATAGGTAAATCGACCAAAAATTCCGCGAAAGCATGATAGTAGCCGCCGTCTCTAAGTAGTTGTTCTATCTTGTCTTCTGAGTCTCGGGCCTGCTGGGTAGCCTTCTTTTTAGCCGCATCCTTGGCCGACTCAAGAAGGGCAGTTTTGCGTTGATCCACCTTGTCCTGGCCGGGGGGCTGGCCGACCTGTTCTTGCACCATTTGTTGCTCAGATTGCATCAATTGGTCAATACTTTGTAGGATTTGTGGCGGAATTGTGGGGTCCTTCGCCGGTCGAATGCCCCATGGCTGATCCTGGCCCAGATAAATATCGCGCAAAAGTGAGCTGGCAGCACGGCATTTCTGGGCAATGAGGCGGGCGTAGACGGCGCTACCGCCAAACTTTTTCAGCTCGGCCAGCTTGCTGGGGCCATATTGGCCATTAAATGTACGGAGGGCCTCAATCATACGATTGGACCAGCCCGCTTGGGTATTACGATGGTTCCGGAATATCTCAAACTGGGTACGGATGTAACCAGCAAGGGGCGACACATCGGGCTGCGCCGGCTGCGCCGCGGCGGCCTTGTCGGTATCCCGCTGTTGAAGCTGCTGTTCTAGGGCGGCGGGTGGGACAATTTGAATTACCCCCTGTTGTCCTAAATTGTCGGCCATGAATATGTCCTGCAATAAGCGGTGCTTGACGAGAATAGCCGGGACATGCTAACGAACCCTTAATGGTTTTCACCAATGATCGCACCATGAAGAAAGCCCCCCAGACGCCGTCCGAAATATTGCAGGCCGAGCTAGAACCACTCCCGGCTCCGGTAGCCCCCGTCCCGATGCCTCTTTTGAGGGGTACAGAGTTAACGCCCGCCGGCCTAGCCGCGCTCGCCAGGGAAGTGGCGATGGACATGCGGGAACTACCGGACATTCTCAAACATTATAAGTTGACCGACGAGGGCTACGCCGCGGTCCTAAAAATCCCGTTCTACAAACACGCACTTGACACGGCCCTCATCGAGTGGAATAGTTCCACGACCACCCCGGAAAGGATAAGGCTCGAAGCCGCGGCCACATTAGAGGATGCAATGCCAGTGTTGAGTGCCCGAATGAAAAACTCGGCAGAGGCCTTTCCAGCGGCGATAGAAGCCGGTAAGCTGTTTGCGAAGATCGCTGGCCTTGATGCACTGAGTAAGGGTGAGGGCCCTCCTGGGGAGCGGTTTACGATCACCATTAACCTTGGCGCTGACACCACTTTGAAGTACGAGAAAGAAGCCCCACCCATTCTCATTGAAGGAACGAAAAATGAGTAGTCCCCGAGTTGCATTCTTTGACGTAGAAAACGCCCCCTCCCTCGGCTATTTTTGGGGGCATCTATGGGAGACCAGCATCATCGGCGTGACCAACCCCTGGTACATGCTGTCGTTCTCCTACCGCTGGATGGGGGAAAAGAAAATCCACTGTCACGCCTTGCCGGATTATCCGGCGTACAAGAAGGACAAAGAGAATGACAAGGACCTCATTGAAGACCTACATGCGCTCTTTGATGAAGCTGACATACTTATCGCGCACAACGGGGACCGCTTCGATATTCGCAAGGCTAATGCGCGGTTCATTATGCAAGGACTTAAGCCACCTTCGCCGTACAAGTCAATTGATACGCTCAAGGCAGCGCGTCGTTTCTTCCACTTCCAGAGCAACAAGCTGGACGATCTAGGCCAGTATCTCGGCTGCGGACGCAAGCTGCCGCACACCGGCTTCGATCTGTGGAAGCGCTGCATGGCGGGCGAGCGCGGCGCGTGGAAGACCATGCGCGAGTACAACATGCACGATGTAGAGTTGCTCGAACGGGTCTACGAAAAACTGAAGCCATATATCTCGAACCACCCTGATCTTACCATCTACACGGACGATCCGGGTTGCCCTACCTGCCGCTCGACCCGCGTGCAACGCCGCGGCTTCCTGGTGGCCCGCAAGCGGAAGTACCGCCGCTACCACTGCCAGAACTGCGGGAGTTGGTTCCAGGGCGCAGTGATTAAAGCAGGGGACCATGCCAAGCATTGACTTTGAGGCACCCCCTACCTGTGCCACCTTTATGAAGTCCGATGCGTTCGGCAGGATCATCGCTGGTCCTGTCGGCTCGGGCAAGACAACCGCCTGCGTTATGGAGCTGTTCCGGCGGGCGCTGGAGCAGAAACCGGGAAAGGATGGCTACCGGCGCACCAGGTATGCCATCGTGCGCTCGACTTTGAAGTCCCTGAAAGACACCGTGCTGAAAGATGTGCAGGGGCGACTGGGCTCGCTCGGACGCTGGATGGTGAGCGAAAACACCTTTCACCTGGAGTTTGGCGATGTAAAGGCCGAGTGGATTTTTGTGCCCCTCGAAAACGCCGAAGACCAAGCTCGCCTGCTGTCCATGCAGTTGACTGGTGCATTCATGTCCGAGTGCATTGAAATGAACATCGACGTGGTCGGCCCGCTCAGCGGTCGTCTTGGCCGTTTCCCATCGGGCGACCTCGGTAACTGTACATGGCATGGTATAATTGCCGACACCAACCTTCCAACAGAGATGACACCATGGCACAAATTCATGACGGAGCCGCCGCCCGATTGGCAAATATGGTTCCAACCATCAGGCCTAAGCCCCCTAGCCGAGAACCTAAACTACCTCTTGCAAAACGATGTTACTTTTGCGCTCCCGTTCAACCACCCCGACCGCATCGCGCAGGGACGCCGCTACTACGAACGGTTCGTGGAAATGTACGGCGAGGACAGCGATTGGGTCAAGCGGTACGTCTATGCCCAGTTTGGCGAAGACCCGTCCGGCATGGCCGTGTTCCGGGAAAGTTTCCGGTCCGACTTCCATGTCGTCCCCGATACGCAACCTATTCCTGGGTACCCCTTGATCATTGGCCAAGACTTTGGCCGAAACCCGTGGTCATTAATTACCCAGTGCGACCACATGGGGCGGTTGCTCGTACACGAAGAAGTCCCCGGCGTTAACATGGGATTGGAAAAGCATGTTCAGCAAAACCTTCGACCTCGCCTGCTCAGCGATAAATATCTGGGCTTTAAGGTTGCCGTGGTCGGTGATCCGTCTGGTGTCTCGAAGGGAACGACAACGGAAGAGTCATGCTTTGACCTGCTCAAGCGGGTCGGGCTTCCCGCCTTCCCTGCCGTTACTAACGATATTGAACCTCGCCTACGTGCTGTCGAAGCTCTCTTGGGACGCCAGACTAACGGCGGCCCGGCGCTCATGATAAGCGCCGCGGGTTGCCCAATGCTAATTCGAGGGCTGGCCGGCGGCTATCGCTTCGTCAAGATGAAGACCGGCAAGATGGGGGTCGTGCCGGATAAGAATGATAAAGAGGGGTACTCCCACGGCCAGGACACGCTTCAGTATGCTTGCCTGGTGGTGAACGGCGGGCTGGTGCATGAAATAGCGCGGCGCTTGAGCCCACGGAAGAAGATGATCCGGCCAAAGTTCACGTCCGAAGCCTGGACCTAACTAAAATAGACCCATAGGGCCCAGGCTACAACAGCTAGCCATAGGACTAGGCCTACCACTATTGACCAAGTGGGGGGCTCATCTCCGGTCATTTCTTCCCCCGCATCTTTGCCAGGATCATTTGCTTGAACGTGTTGCGGTCGGCTTTGCGGCCATTAATCATGCGCGCCTGGCGACGCCGGCGCTTAGCTGTTGCGGTTACTGTCATTTCTTGACCGAGGTTAGGCGACGCTTACAGTCAAACCGTACGCATCTATGGGACTGATACTTGTGGTGGTGCAGGTGGGTGAGTAGCCAGCCAGTGCAAAAGGCTAGAAGGAGGGCAACATGCCACCCTACAATATCAATCACGTTCTGGTGACCAAACAGAAACTCTTTCATTTTTTTACCGCGGCGGCGGCGGCGGCGACTAAAGC